CTGCCTACGCAACAGCGGCACAAGGAACATTAGCAGATAGTGCTACTCAACCGGGCGACTTAGGCACAGCGGCGGCGAAGAATGTAGGAACAAGTAACGGCAATGTTGTTGGGTTAGATGCTACAGGTTTACCCGCAGTTGATGGTTCTCAGTTATTAAACTTGCCCAGTCCTGATGTAAACGGCCCACTCACCACCGCACTTCGCGGAACGGACAACCCGCACATCGGAGCGTATCCGAATCAGTCGTTAAAGGTAATAGATAACCCTAGCGGGTCGGTTGTAGTTGTTACAGACAGCGATGGAAACTTAGATTTTGTAGTCAAGAACGACTCATCTAGAGCATACTTAACTACCCCATCCGGTCGATTAGAATTAACCACAGGAGTATCAGTAGTAGAAGATTCAACCGAGCCTGATATTGAGATTACAACGACATCAGGTACTTACTCATTAATCAGCGGAGACTCCGACTCTGTAGGAGGAAACGGTTTACCTATTAGACAAGGCTTTAATATTCCCGACATCGGGGCAAATCCAGCACCACTTCTAATCTCAGGCGGCTCAATCGCTTAACAATAAACTTAACTTAGAGACACACATATCATGGCAACAGTATACATCGCACCAACCGCACAGGGTTCCGCAGACGGAACAAGTGCCGCTAACGCTTACGCATATTCATCACTCGGTTCAGCAGAAACAGATGCTGGTAATGGAGGGACTATTCTATTTTTGGATGGTACTTACAACTTAGGGACTGAAACATGGGATGCTGGTGGGGCCGCAGACATGACTTTTAAAAGTCTTAATAATCACGGTGCGTATTTGGTTAGTACAAGCTATATTAGAATAGGTTCATCGACTACCGATACTTTTAAAGCTGAAGGTTTTGCGTCAGCTAATCTTACTTGGATGCTTATGCACTCAAGTAATGACACATCAACAACATTAAACAATATAAAACACATCGACACCGCCTCATCTACTAAAAGTGGTTTAGGTATATTGTATTCCTACAAAGATACGGCCGCTCATAGCATTACAAACTCAAGTTTTACCGTAGATTATAGTGGAAGTACTCTCCTATTTGGGAACAAATTTGGCGGTGCGACTGTAAATGCTTGTTCATTCTTTATAAAATGCTCAAGCGTTGGATCGAATGGTATTACCAGCGGAACTACTCCTCCAACGATAAAAAACACTATTTTCGCATCGGATAATGCAAGTGCGATAGCCGCAAGTGCAATTGATACTGCTGAGTGTACTAACTGTTGTATCCATCAAATGAACAGCACAAGTCACACAAGTGGCGGTACAAACAATGTATTCGCAGACCCGCAATTCGTAGACTCCGCAAACGGCGAACTTCGCCTCCGCCCATCCTCTCCTTGCATCGGTGCTGGAACCGCAAGCTAATCAGTCATGGCACTCAATAAATTGCACAAGAAGGACTTTGCCATTGCGGTGAAGACGGGGACGGATGCGAACAAGTCGAAGTTTGCTAAGGAGTGTGTGCAAGGCGAGTGGTACTTTGCTACGGATACGAAGAAGTTGTATATGGCAGAGACTACCGCTGGAGCATTGGACGCAACCCTCATGCAGTTTAATCCCGCCAATACGGGTGTATGAATAAACTTCACCACAAAGACTTTAGTATCGCCTTTAAGACAGGCACAGATGCAAACAAGTCGAAGTTCAAGAAGGAGGCTGTACAAGGTGAAATGTATTTCGCTACAGACTCCAAGAACTTGTATGTGGCGGAGACTACTGCGGGTACGATTGATGCGACTCTGAGTCAGTTTATTGGCCCCGAAATATTCAATGTAACCACACGAGATACAGAAGCGAATATCTTAGCAAGCACACCTACCAATCCGAGCGGAGAAGTTAACATCGCATTCGGTACAGATACCAACGACTACTACATCTACGATGGTAGTGCTTGGTACATCTTCAACAACGATTCTTAATAGCCATGCCAACAACAATACCAACAACCACATCATCAACTCGTCCAGGTAGTCCCTCGACAGGTGATGCTTACTTTGAAACAGACACGAAGAACTACATCATCTATGACGGTGCTAATTGGCGAGGGTATAATAGTGATGGTTCTTCTGCTGTTTTTCCGTCAAACTCTTACAGCGTAGATTTTGATGGCACTGGTGATTATATAAATATAACAGGAGCTTCAGGTTTATTTAATAATGCGACAGCTTTTAGTATATCTTTATGGTACTACGCTGACGCTTATGGGGGTGCTGTGTTTGGGTCTGGTGATAATGCAAATAACAGAATTTCTATACTACCTTATTCGTCTGGTAATAATTTCTTTTTTGTAGTTAGAAGCGGATCAGTTACCCAGATTACAACTACTTCTCCAGCGTTAAACCAGTGGGTACACGTAGCGGCTACATATAATGCCGGAAACGGTACGCTATATCTAACACCAGCTGGAGGAAGTACTTCTACAGCTACTAGCTCTAGCTTGCCTACTTCTTTAAGTTCTACCATAGGAAGCAATTTAAGCGTAGGTAGAGACCCAGCACCAAGTCTTTATTTTAACGGTAAAGTAGATGAAGTAGCTATTTGGAATCGTGAAATTACATCTACTGAAGTATCTAATATTATTAATAATAAAAATTATGTCGGTGTATCTGCTATGTGGAGATTAGAAAACACAGCAGACGCAACGCTTGGTGGAAGTGGTTATAATGGCACTAATAACGGAGGTACATTCGTTAGTGGAACTGGAAATACACCTTATTAATTATGAGAACATATATTATAGCAGATACTTCCGAGGTTAGTGGTTTCGACTTTAGCCAACTCATAGATATCAATGAATCGTACAGCCGTAAGAGTTTAGACGGTTCAAAGATACTAGCTCGATACGAAGGCGAACAACCATCCTTTCTGAGTGGCAAGACCGAATACACACACTCCGAGATACTTACGATCCTAGCGACTGACGAGTGGACACCTGACGAACCTCCTGGCGAATGATCTACACCGCCATACTATTATTGGCGATATGCCTCACAGGCTGTTCCATGCGCTCACTCATCACCCCCGCCGCAACAGTAGGCGGTGCGGCTGTCGGGGGAGTATTCGGTCCAGGCGGTGCGGCTTTAGGTGCGGGAACTGCGTATGCCGGTGCAAGAATTTACGAACTTTCAGACGAAAAAAAAGAACTCGTAGAATCTATAACGCACGGCGATGTGGACAAACTTTTGAGCGCCGGCCTTGCCGAGCATAAAACAGGCTTTGAGGCATTCACATCGTACATCAAAAAGATCCTTATTGGAGCGGCCATCCTCCTTGGTGGCTACCTTGCCATACCAATCTTCGTAGCAAAAAGAACTGCCCGTCAGTGTTCCCAAACTGAAGCAATTAAACATCAAACCCGCGCACCCTTTCCTGTCAAACCTCCCTCCCGAAATGAAAAATCTTAAATTACTAAAAGATAAATTTTCATCGATGTCACAGAAAGGCAAAATGCTAACCGTCTTTGTCGGCCTAATTATCGGCATTATAATCCTCGACTGGCTTTTCTAATGGATCGAACCGCACTAGCTGGATTCGGTGGATCGCTTGCTAGTATAAGCGGATCTTTCCATGAAATCATTGGTATTGTTGCTGGTGGAATGACCATCATTTACATGGCGGTAAAGATTTACCAGGAGGTAAAGAAGAAGTGAGCCGGTATCGATCATACGGCAAATTAGACGATCCATTCACATCTGAGGGGGATACTTTCTTTCTGCGGATGAATGCCCGTCTACGGCCTAATCAGTTAAAGCCTGGTGAGGTAGCATTGTCGAAAAATGGTCGAATGAATAAGGACGGAACTTGGCAGACTCGCAAAGGTTTATCAACTCTGTTTGGATCGATTACTTCGGGCGAAAATGCGATCCGCTTGCCTTACATTATCTTATCGGCTCAGAGGCAGAGCAATGTGGTAACCTTAGTTTTAAATGCTACTCCATCTCTCTCCTTTATACCTGGCGATTCTTTTCATATAGATGACCTTGATGCTTCAGTAGATGGCACTCAAACTTTAGCCTCGGTTAATTTTACGACTAAGACTCTGACTTTCGCCAATAGCGGAGCGGATACCACTTTTACGGTTAAAGGCGAGAATGTTGGAAATACTTCCGTGGTATCAACTGGCACATCCATAAGTACAACTTTAAATTTTACCCTCAACGATAACGGAGTAAACGAAGTCTTCGGATCGGCAGTTTTCTCAGATGCCACATCGAATAATGATGACTATATTTTCACCGCCACAGATACCACCTGTATCATTCTGCGTCTGAAAGACTCTGCACTTTTTAAGTGTCGGTATGAGGCTGGAGGGGAGTCAGTCGATGGACCGGTTCAGATGACTCAGGGACTCGGAAAGATGTATATCTTTCGGACAAATCAGACAACTCTTGAAGCCAGCCCAGCAGTTCAGCGAGTAGGTATCGCATCTGCATCACAAAGCGGTCAGACAATAACAGTAAACACTTCGACAGCACATGGCCGATCAGTTAACGATTACATTACCTTAACCGGATTGGGTGCTTATACGAATGATCCAAATGGCTGTTACCAGGTGGTTACTGAATCGACCAATTCTTTCACTGTAACAATGGCAACCAGCCAAACAGCAACCTTCAATGTTTCAGGCGCACAGGTTGAATATTTCTCGGACTTTAGTAAAGTGGCAAATGGAACTTATACCGCACCGCTTTATCTGACTGATACCACAACAGTCGCACAGGACGGAGTGGTAACGATGGATATAAATTCTCACGGCCTGTCCGCTGGCGATGACTTAACCATCCAGTCAGGGACCAGCCCATTTGATCTGTTTGCCGATCAAAAAGTAAGAGTCACGGGAGCGCCCACAGTTAACCAATTTACCTTCAACCTAGATGTCGCAAATGTATCCCTCGGAGATTCAAAAACCCTGACAGTGAATAAACCATTGGCAGTCGGAAAAGGCTACATCCACCAACCCGCCGCACCTTGGGGTATCGTCCATGAACGAAGACTGTGGATGCCTTACTGGTATACCTCGGACACCACTCCAGCGGATCGAGAAATTAGAGATGAAATCGTAGCATCTGACATCATGGATTTTGATACTGTGGATGTAATCGGGAATCAGTTCAGACCATCCGCCGGACAAAGCGACTACCTCGTTCAGCTTACTCCGTTTACGAAAGATTCGCTTGTAGTATTTAATCGTAAATCGATTCATCTGATGACAGGAATAAGCGGATCTCTTGCCGATGTTTCGACCAATGTGGTCACCACAGAAATCGGATGCTCGGCAAGAAAGTCTGTGATCCAGGTAGCTAACCAAATAATGTTTCTATCCGACCAAGGTATTTTCAGTGTAGAATTTCTTGACGAATATAATTTGAGAGGAACAGGGACACCAATTTCCGAAACCATCCAGCCATTTATCGACCGAATTAACCAAGACTATGTTCATCTGTCTTGCGGAGTTTATTTTGACAATAAATATTGGCTCGCCTTACCACTAAATTCTGAGAGTGGGGCATTAGCCTCCAAGTTAAACACGATAATCGTGTACAGCTTCCTTAATGGTGGATTTGAGAGCATTGATACTGTCAACTCAACCGAGTTTGCAATTCGAGAATTAATAGTCGGCAAAGAAGGTTCTCAGAATGCACTCTATTTAACAACCGAAGAAGGCGGAGTTCACAAAGTCGATGGGTTTGAAGGTGGAGATGTGGTCAGCTTGACTGCCGGTCAGGCAATCCCTTCAACCATCCCAGTAGTCAGCCAGGTAACCACTCGTCAATATGATGCGGATTCGTTAGACCGAAAGAAATTTAGTCGGGCAGAGTTCCATATAAAAAGTGGAAGTGAAACGGTAACCGATGGGGATATTACTTTTATAACTGAAGACCCCGACTCTACATCTTCGGCCACATCGATCTCCAGTCTAATAGGCTCAACATTGCCAGCAGACGAAGATTCATCGCTCCGAATGAGGGTGAACAAAAGAGGCTTCGGAATACAAGCTGATTTTAAACCTAATACAGGCAGACCATTTTTAAGGGCGGTAAAAGTAGAGGCTCAAGTAACCGACCGAAGCACAACATCTATTTCATAAAGAGGAAAAAATCATGGGAGTAATTACAACAGGACAAACTTTTGCAAGCGGTGACCAAGTCACAGCCACCAAGCTGAACGATATAGCGAACAATTGCACCTTCACATCGGCGGCAGATACGACTGATAATTCGACACTCACTTTAGGATCGAGTAAATTAAAAGTAAAAGATGCCGGAATTACTGCGACTCAGTTAGCCACGGATTCCGTCACCACTGCAAAGATACAAGATGCCTCAGTAACCGCCGCTAAATTGGCTCAGGCGGCTATAAATGCAATTATGCCAACCGGCTCAGTTATTCCGTTTGCGGGTTTAACCGCCGCGGGTCCTCCAGCCGGATGGTTATTTTGCGATGGCGGCCCACAATTTCAAGCAGACCAGCCAGCACTTTTTGCGGCACTCGGGACAACTTACGGATCGACTGCGACCACATTCAATGTCCCTGATCTTCGGGGTCGAGTAGTCGCTGGGCGGGATGATATGGGAGTATTCGCAGCGGCTGGTAGGCTAACTACTGCGGGAAGTGGTTTAAATGGTACTACTCTCGGCGGATCTAATGGATTTACCGAGACTCACACACTAAACATCGCTGAAATGCCTGCACATACGCACGATGTTACAACAGGTTCCGCTAGTAATAATCAAAATGGATTTCCGGGTAATGCTCCTAAAGGCTCAAACAATACTTCACCGACTACTGCCCCATACTCAAATGGTGCAACCTCAACAGGCGGAGGCGGAGCGCACAACAATGTCCAGCCGACCATGATTTTAAACTATATAATAAAGACTTAAAATGGATATCTTACAGAAACTATTTAGCTCTCCCGAAGCCTCTGCCGATCAAAAGGCACAGGCAGTCGTGGACTCATATAACCAACCCCGCCTTACCGCCTCAGAAAAGTACCATCTAGCTCAGGGGAATCTGCAAGGCATGGATCCGAATGAGTATTTGGCTTATGCAAATCCAACCAGTCCACCACAGGGCGAATCTTTGGCATACATCAATGATGCAGAGAAGAAGATTTTAAATAATGCCGGAGCATCGGGTAAAATGACACCTTCGGGCATTCCATCCTACTCACCTGAAGATCCCCTTCGTCAAGCCGCCGCCCTCCTCAACTCCGAAGCACCCGAGGGCGAAGGATTAGCGTACATTAATCAAAAGGAAGCCCAAATGCTTATGGAAGCGGGTGGAGCGGGTGAACCGGTTAACTCCTCGGGCGTTCCATCCTTTTTCTTGCAGAAACTATTTGGAGGCGGAAAAGAACCACCTCCCTTACCCGAATTCAATGTCGGTAAATCTGCCCGAGATTATGTCGGAGCAATGGCAGACTCAGGACTTCAGGACCAACTTTTAGGAGTCCGCCAAAAGTACGATCCTCAATACCAACAGCATCAATTTAATATGGCTAGGCAAGCCGCCGATCCGATGGCACAGTTATCGGAAGATGCGGCCATGCGTTCACAGAATTTCGGTGCGAGGATGGCAGAAAGACAAGCTGGGTCAGATATTTCAATGATGGGTCGATTTGGGGCAGACATGAATGAGGCTTATCGGGCATCTGATCCACTCATGCAAGCTCGTACCAACCAGGCAAATCAATTAGCGGATCAGGCGTTCAATGAGGCACAGATGACTGACCTATCGCCCGAAATGAGACGGCGGGCCACTCAGTCCGCTCGTGAAGGATTAGTGGCGAGGGGTAGGGGAATGGATAATGCGGGCATTGCCGCTGAGGCGATGAGCCGAGAGGATTATTTAAGAGATATTATCGGACAGAATCGCCAACAGGCACAAAGCCTCGGATCTTATGCTTCTAATCTAAACAGGCAGACATCAGTCGATCCAATGGCGATGCTTCGAGGGGGAAGTAATTACACCGCTCAAGGATTTGGTGAGAGGTCCGCATTATTTGGTTTACCACAAGAATCAGTAACCCGAATTAATCCTGATGCGGGAGTTAATATCGGAATGCAAGCATACGCGAATAAAGCGAATTACGACTCAGCAAATTACGCCGCCCGAGAAAATGCGGCGAGCGGAATGGCAAGTGGTTTACTTGGTTTTGCCGGCTCATTAGGTGGTGGATTCTTAGCTGGAAGGAATAACTAAAATGGCAATTGGAGATACAGTACAGGCGGGCTTAATGAGAATCGACCCATCCGCAATCGAGCGGGCGGGACAGGCAAATGCGAATGCTAACCAGGCGTTTGGCCTAGCACTCGGAGAGGTTGCAAAAGGGTATTTTATCGGACAGGAAAAGAAAGCCCGTGCGAATGAAATAAAAGAGGAATTAATGCGTTCAGGACTCCCCGAGGAAGCCGCTGCTAATATCTCAAAGAATCCATTTCTGCAAAAGGAACACGCGAGGAAACAGGAAGCGGAGAGTCGGATGGAAATTGCCAATATGCAAGCCGCTACTCCCCGAGCAAATTCAGGTGCGCAGTTGGCACAGAAGGCGGCTGAGATGGAAGAGGAGCAAAGGCGATACGATGCCGGACAGGATAAGATTAAACAGGATGAGCAAATTATCAGAGATGCAAATCGGCTTATGCGAACTCGACCTCAAACTGAAACCCCTGAGTTTTCAAATTTACTAGAACAGTTTAATCCCGATCAAATACCGGGTACACCTGAATTTGAAGCAAAGGAATTATCCGAGCCAATGGGAGCAAGGCCACCGCTTATGGCATCCTTCGCTACAGACAAGCCAAACTTTGAAATGTTCAATGTTGGAAAATCTCAAATAGAACAACAGTTGCCCGAATCTTTCCAAGGTCAAGCTGGTCGTATCATTGATATGGCAGATAATAAAGAAATATCGCAACCGGCGGCAGACTTAGCATTAAATCGAATCCAAGCCCAAGCAATGGCCGAGCGGAAGGCGGCTCCCTCACTAAAAGATATATTGGATATTCAAGGTAAAACTTTA